AGTAAATATCCTTTTGTAAAAGAAGTAGAGGCAGAAAAAACTTATGACTTAATTAAAGATTTAAAAACTCCTGAAGAATTTATTGATCTTTATAAAAAGAATCCTAACGATTTATTTATAAAAAGTTTAGCAACTGCAACGGGAAGAAAATCTAATCTAGGATCTTACTTATCTAGATTAAGTAGATTTGGAAAACCCGCAGCCGCAGGAGCAGGATTACTTACCGCAATGACGGCTGCCTTGTCTGCAAAAGAAAAACCATCCTCGGTTCAAGACACGCAAACCGCGATGCAAGATCAAACAATAGAAAATCAACCAGTTGTTCCACAACAACAAATAACACCTATTACAGAAGTTGCTGATGCTTCGTCCGCTGCAAAACTTGCAGATGATCTTGTGTATGATGACTTTAGAAAAGTTTTTGTAAAAAGAAATGAACCAGAAGTTAAAGCTAATCAATCGGATCTTTTATATTGGTTAGCAGATAATCCAATTACAGAATCTCCAATTGCATCAATCGGTGTTGGAACGGCTGGTTTATCTATTCCAGGAGCAAAAGAAACTTTTGAAGCTGCAAGAAAAGCAGATAAGGGAATATTAAAATCATCATTAGGTGTATTAGGAAAAGGTTTAACAAGAGTCGGATCACCTGCAGGAACTGCATTATTTGAAATTCCTTTTATAGCTGAACAAATTCAAGAAGGAAAAAGTCCATATGAAATTTTATCTGATCCGTTAAATTATATAGGACCTGCTTTTACAGAAACTCTTACTAGAGGTGCTGGAGCTATTAAAGGACCACCAAAAGGATTTTTAGGTGGTGTAAAAGATACTTTGACTTTTGAGGGAGTAAGAAATCCTCGTAAAGCTGCGCCTGGATTATTAAACCTTGCATTAAGATTAGGATTAAGTCCAAGAAATATTGCTCTTATATCAGGCACAGGTGCAATTGGAGCTATCGGTGCTACTGCACTAACCGCATTTGATTTAGCTAATGCATATCGAAAAGGTGAATTAGATAATTTGTTTTCTTCTGAAGAAGGAGATACAAGTGGTGGAGTATTTTTACCAGGTAAACTAGACACAACAGGAATTATGGGGTTAAAAAATGAAACGTAGAGGATTTTTAAAAATAGTAGGGGGTTTGCTTTCACTACCCGTTGCAGCCAAACTTATGAAAGGTAAAAGTTTTTTAAAACCCGCAGCTAAAACTGTTGCTAAAACTTTACCTAAAGTTCAAGGTATGCCTGAATGGTTTACTCCACTTGTTAATAAAATAATGAAAGAAGGAACAGATATATCTCCTAAAGCTTCAAGAGTTGAAGACATGACTACTGTTAAAAAATTAGAAATACCTTCAGAGACAGGTAAACCAGATACAATTACACTTACACAAAATAAAATAACTGGAGAAATTTCTATTGAATCTGATGTTGCTGGCAGTGTGGATAATTCACCTTTTGAGTTAAATTATCGACCACCTAAATCAGATATTAATTTAGAAACAGGAAAAGAAATAAAATCTCCAGGTGATTTTTCAGTAATAGAAAATAGACCAAGACCAACTAGAGAACCAGGAGATTTTGAATTTGACTATGATAATTTTAATATCGATGAAGCTTTTAGTGATGTTGAAAGATTAGAAAAAATTGCAACTGGAAAAATAAAAGATGTAAAAAAAATTGAACAAAGAGCAGCAGGTAGAAAGAAGGTAGAAGAATCTCCTTATGATGATATTATGGATAGATACCCAGATCCAGATATGGGTGACTATGATTTTGCAGATGGTGGATTAGCTAGTTTTGCAAATGGTGGATTGACAAAAACAGTTCCACCTGCTAAAGGTCCAGATTCACAAGGTGTTGAAACATTATTCAGAAGAAGGTATAGTTAATCATGGCAGAAATTGATAAGTCATTACCCAATACAAAAACTACTATTGAAATTCCAGGTCAAGCTGAAATAGAACAAACCATTCAAGAAGAAATACAACCTACAGATTCTCCAGTTGAAATTAACATGAGTGAAGATGGTGGAGCAGAAATTTCTTTTGATCCAAGTATTGCATCTATGCCAGGAGGAGAAGACCATTATGCAAATTTAGCAGAATTTTTAGATGAAAGTATTTTAACAGACGTTGGATCTGAATTAGATGAAAAATATAATGATTATAGATCTTCACGCCAAGATTGGGAAATGGCATATACAAATGGTTTAGACCTATTAGGATTTAAATACGAAAAAAGAACAGAACCATTTAAAGGTGCATCAGGAGTTACACATCCAGTTCTTGCAGAATCTGTAACACAGTTTCAAGCACAAGCTTACAAAGAATTACTTCCCGCGGACGGACCCGTGCGAACACAAATTTTAGGTTTAACTGATCGTAACAAAGAAGATCAAGCGATGCGAGTTAAAGAATTCATGAACTATCAGATTATGAACGTCATGAAAGAATATGAACCTGAATTTGATCAGATGTTATTCTACTTACCTTTATCCGGATCTACATTTAAAAAAGTTTATTATGATGCTCTTCTTGGAAGAGCAGTATCTAAATTTATTCCGGCTGAAGATTTAATTGTTCCTTATTCAGCAACATCACTAGAAGATGCAGAAGCAGTTATTCATGTAATTAAAATTTCTGAAAATGATTTACGTAAACAACAAGTTAGTGGTTTCTATAGAGATGTAGAACTTGGACAACCTCCATTAAAAGAAGATGAAATTAAAAGTAAACAAAGAGAATTAGAAGGTGTTAGAGTTGAAAAACAAGAAGACATTTATACTTTATTGGAATGTCATGTTAATTTAGATTTAGAAGGTTTTGAAGATAAAGATCCTCAAACTGGTGAGCCCACAGGTATTAAACTTCCATACGTTGTAACTATTGAAGAATCTTCACGAGAAGTTTTATCTATCAAACGTAATTATAAATCAGACGATCCATTAAAAAATAGAACAAATTACTTTGTACACTTTAAATTTTTACCAGGACTTGGATTTTATGGATTTGGATTAATTCACATGATTGGTGGATTATCAAGAACTGCAACAGCAGCTTTAAGACAATTATTAGATGCAGGAACTTTAGCTAATTTACCATCTGGATTTAAAATGCGTGGCATTAGAGTCAGAGATGATGCTCAACCATTACAACCTGGAGAATTTAGAGATGTAGATGCGCCAGGAGGTAATTTAAAGGATGCATTTATGCCTTTACCATTTAAAGGACCTGATCAAGTACTATTACAATTAATGGGTATTGTAGTAGATGCAGGACAAAGATTCGCGAGCATTGCTGATGCACAAGTTGGAGATATGAACCAACAGGCAGCGGTGGGAACTACTATGGCATTACTTGAAAGAGGATCGCGTGTGATGTCTGCAATCCATAAAAGAATTTATGGAGCACTTAAAAATGAATTTGAATTACTAGCAAATGTATTTTCAACTTATTTACCACCTGTTTATCCATACGATGTAGTAGGTGGACAAAGACAAATTAAACAAACTGACTTTGATGAAAAGATTGATATTCTTCCAGTTGCAGATCCAAATATATTTTCACAATCACAAAGAATTAATTTAGCACAAACACAATTACAACTTGCTCAATCTAATCCACAGATACATGACATCTATCAAGCATATAGATCAATGTATGAAGCGATTGGAGTTAAAAATATAGATTTAATTCTTCCATCACCAAAACAACCTATGCCAATGGATCCAAGTTTAGAACATATTACTGCAATGGCAAGTCAACCTTATCAAGCATTTCCAGGACAAGATCATAAATCTCACATTGAAGCTCATTTAAACTTTATGCAATTGAATATGGTTAAAAATAATCCTGCAACTATAATGTCTATTCAAAAAAATATACTTGAACACATATCAATTATGGCTCAAGAGCAAGTTCAAATTGAATTTGTACAAGAATTACAACAATTACCTATGTTACAACAACAAATGCAGATGAATCCACAAGCCGCGCAACAAATTCAGAGCATAACTATTCAAATTGAATCAAGAAAAGCTCAATTAATAGCTGAAATGACCAAAGATTATGCTGATGAAGAGAATAAATTGGTTGGACAGTTTGATTCTGACCCACTTTTAAAGTTAAAATCACGAGAAGTTGACTTAAAAGCTATGGAAAACGAGCAAAAGCGTAAAGAAGCTGAAGAAAGACTTAATTTAGATAAGTTGAAAGCTATGATGAATCAAACAAATCAAGAAAATAAGCTTGAACAAACTGAAGATTTAGCTAAACTACGTGCCGGAGTAAGTCTTGCAAAACAAGGCGTCCAACAAATGAAAATAAGAGGAATGTAATATGAAAAAAATTAAAAAAATAAAACAATCAACAGGTACTCAAGTTGATTTTGCACAATTCACAAATCCAGATGGAACATTAAAAGGTGGAATTGATGTAGAAGTTTCTAACCCACAAGAAACACAAGTGGTTCCAGTAGGTGGACAAAGAGCGATGCTTCCAGAGAAAAAACGTAAAGCAAAGTGGTATTAAATCATGATTCAAATGTTAGGAGCTGTAGCACCTTTAGCAAAAATTCTTTTTTCAACTATTGAAAAGTCAGTTCCTGATAAAGATTTACAAGAAAAATTAAAGTCACAATTACAAACTCAATTACTACAATCTAATACACAAGAGTTACAAGCTGCAGCAAAAATTATTGAGGCAGAAGCCAAAGCGGGCTGGTTTGCATCGAGCTGGAGGCCCCTGTTAATGTATGTATTAATATTTATTTTGGTCTGGAATTATATTCTAGGACCAGTTGTAAAGATATTCACAGGGGCTGTTATCTCCTTTGAATTGCCTGGCGATGTTTGGGGTCTTCTCCAGATAGGTTTGGGCGGTTACGTCGTGGGACGCAGTGCGGAATCAGTTGCTAGAACAATAGCCAACAAACCAGCTGCGAATAAACAACAAGAAAACGGATAGGATATAAAATGAGAAACGATTACAGTATAAGACCAAGAGCAAAGTTAATGAAAGGTGGAAAAGCAAAAAAGAAAAAAGGATTTCCTGATTTAAATAAAGATGGAAAAGTTACTTTTGCTGATGTGCTTACTGCTAGAATGTCTAAAGGTAAAAAAGGCAAAATGATGAAGGGTAAAAGATAATGCCAGGATTTG